TGACTTACGGCCGGCTAGTTCGCGACCTTTAGCACGTTGTTCACCGCCCTGGTCAGCAATAGACTTTGCCTTCATTCGGTATCTACGAAGTGTGCCGTGTGATAGTTCATCGATCTGTTCGGCTTCTTCAGCAACTTTCTTCTTCTTACGAAGAAGTTGGAAGTCATGCGCATCGACCTTGCCATTCTTATTAGCATCGATCTTATGCTGAGCACCCTTCAGTTCTTCATACACGTCTTCGTCTTCGCCAGGATTATAACCGTGACGTTCTTTCTTGCGATCGGCCATCTTGACCTTCGAGCCCTTGAAAACTTCGTCGTCATTGCCGTTGCGATCAGCAGTCTTCGCAACTACGTGTTTGTCAATGAACTTCTGCTCGTCAGGATTCTTGACGACCATCGGCCCAAGCTGTCTTTCATTTAAGAAATCTTTAAGCGTCTTCGCCATCGTCGTCATCTTCCTCTGTGTCTAAGTCTTCGAGATCTTCTAATTCTTCGAGATCAAGATCATCGATATTAAAATCTTCGTCTTCGAACTCTTCGTCGTCAATTTCAAAATCTTCTTCGTCGAAGGCATCATCAGCGGCTTCGTCTTCGTCATCGATGTCTTCTGGTTCGGCGAACATTTGCTGAGCATATGCAACGCTTTCATCTTCGAGTCTTGCGTCAATCTTCTGTCTCATAATTGCGTCGAATGCGTTTGCAAACCGTGTCGGTTGTTGATCTACGGTTGCTCCAATCAGTTCGTCAATATCCATATAAATTCTCCAAAATTCTTTTACTATTTATACTCGGTTTATTTTCCTACCAAATCTGGTACGTTTGGAATAGAAGTAGCCTTCGGTTTACCTGCTGGTGAAGGAGTCGCATCATCTGGAGAAGGCGGAGTGCCTGCATCTTCAGGAGGTAACTGTTCTCCACCTGGCCCCATTTCTGGTGGAGCATACTGCGGATTATCCATTTCTTCAATAATCTGCTTGTCGATCTCTTCCATATCTTCTTCTGTCTGATAAAGAACGTTCCGACGAATCCATTCGTGCGAATAGTATTTTCCTGCATAGTCATCGACATCACGTAACATCGAAATACGATCGCGAAGAATCTCTGTATTCTTGAGTTCGGCGAAGTGATTATCTTCAGAATATTCGTATTTAAAGTTAGCTTTAAATTCGGCCCAATCTTCTGATGTAATGATACCTTTCAGAATCAATTGTTTCTCAAGAATCTTACTAAAAATTTCTGAGAATCGAGTGCGAAGACGTGTAATAAATTTAGCAAACTTCACTTCGTCGCGAGTCACTTCAGTGGCTCGGCCAAAGTTAAATGCTTGTTCAGGATCGAGGCGAGAGATCGGAACGTTCAAAGCTTTGTAAAGCTTACGTTGAAAGTAAACGATGTCGTCGATCTGTCCAAGGTTCTGACCTCCCGGAAGAGTAGTGATTTCTGTACCCTTACCGCCTTCACGACGAGGTAGCCAGAAATCTTCGAGCATGGTCATGTGTTTCCGATCATCGCGGATTTCTCCGGTTCCGGCATCGTACACGACTTTATTTTTAAAGCGAGTCATCACATCACGAAGATATTGCTCAGCTTTCATTTTCGGTAGGTTACCGACATCGATGTAGAAGATACGACGTTCAGGTGCACGTGAGATACGATAGATGACTAATGAGTCTTCCATCGCCTTTAACTGATTGAGTGGCTTAATTGCCTTCTGCAGATAACCAAGAACCATGTCACCTTTGACATTGACAAGGCCAGAAGATACGTTGACAATCGAGTCGACTGCGATCTTAATGCCTTGTGTAGTAGGATCTTGATAATTCGGTTGACTTGGAGTTTTACCAAAACCGTTTTCATTGTAGATGTAGAACTCTTCGCCTACCATCGGAACAATGACGTTTGAATCTTTTGCAACTTTTCTTTTCTTCTGAGTCTTGACTTTCCGAAGCTTGCGAGGATCTACATAGCGTAGTTCCTGAATACCTTCTCTCGGCTTCTTCTCGTCGATCATCAAGTGATAGAATATTCTGCCGTCGACATACCATTTCCGAAAGATCTCGTATGCGTGGCTATTAAATTCAAGAAGTTCGAGTACAGTTTCGAATTCGTCGAGAATAAGTTTCTTGACTTTGTCTGGCTGTTTTAAATCGTCAAGATTTAAAGATACGACTTCTTTTTTTGGATCAATGACAACCGCTTCGTTGATAATATCATCGACTGCCAATTCGATGTCAGGATGTTGAGCCATCTCTCTATACGTCGAGACAAGCTCTGATTCGGTTCGAATAGAACCTTCCATATCAACGTACTGGCCGTAAGCTCCACCTTCAGCAAGAACAAGCGCTCCATCATCGTCCTGTTTTGGGGCAAATGATAGAAGCGCTTTTTCTTCTTGCTTTCTTTTAATTTCAAAACCAAATAACTCGGCCATGGATTCTCCAATTTAAATAACAAAAAAAGTAAGGGTAATAACTACCCTTTACTTATTAATCACCGCCGGCATCGCCTGTCTGTCCGACCTTACCAACTGACCAGTAGTCATATTGGAATGTCACCTGGAACAGTTCGATCTGATCAGTCGTCGACCAATCGAGCTCGATCGGGCTGATATTACTTGGGAAGATTCCGTTAAAATCATAAGTACGGATCTTCGTACCATCTTTACCAAACTGAGTGACTGTGGCCTGAGACTTATATCCAGGGCCAATTTCTCTGACGTTGCGCTGTAGACGATTGATCTGATTCGACCATTCTTCCATGGCATTCCGAATCAAGAAGTCTTCATCGTTCATGATTGTGACTGTCCATTCGGCGAATGTTCTATCACCAGCTAACTTCATTTGACGACCAAAGTAAAACACTGGAATGACTCCAAGATCAGAGCCAGGCAGCTGAGCTGCCTGACACATGAATCTTGTTTTTCGATCTCCATCACTGTTCGCGGGATTTGAAATATCCACTTGGAACAGATTTTGTCTTGCACCGCCAAATTGTAGCTGGCTTCTCATTTCATTGATATTAAAAGCCATTTACTTTCCTCCTACGTTTATTTTTATTTATTAGAACTGGCCAGCGATTTCGTTGAACTCGACACCAGATCTGACGGCGACGAAGTTTAGCTGAATGAAGTTGATCGACTTAGCAGGCTTAATGTAGATGTCTCCAACAAAGCGATTGCTGTCAATTACTTCAGCAGTGTTATTCGTCTCGTCACAAACCACGCGGAAGTCAAAGATTCCACGACGACCTTGAACGTCGCGAAGATATGGCTCAACCAGATTCACAAACTGTGATCTTGTGAAATCGTCGTTGAATTCAAACAGCGTAGAGTTTGAAGCTGTTGCAATCGCCTTTTCAAGAACAATAAACAAGCGACGTACGTTAATACGATCGAATGCACTTGCACGACCGAGGAGAGTCTTATCTCCGTAGAGTACTGTGCCTTGACCCGGGAATGTCACGATTGGATTGACATCATTCTTATACAGAAGATCTCTTTCAGTTTTTCCAGGGCTAAACGCCAGCTTGACGAGGTTTTTAATTTGACCGCGAGTAAATCCAGCAGGAGAGAACCAAGGATCTTTTAGGCTATCGCTGCGAGCAGTAATACCAGCAATATCGCCGTTCAATGGAATGTAGCGATAGATATCTGCATACTTGTCGTACTGATATTTGTAACCAGAATCGAGGAATGCATATGAGGTATTACGCAGAAGATTTCTGAAATCTACGATGTTCTGCGCTTGTGCATTTTCTGTAGTGATACCTACAACATCAGAGTAGGCTGGCGAAACGAATACTACGCAATCCTTACGAACTTCTGCAATGTTGTCGATCAGATAGTTAGCTAACTGAACGTCGTTCGTTCCGATTGCTTTCCCTTGAAGAATCAAAGAAACATCGACTGTACTTGCATCTGCGAAGAGATCGTATGCAGCACCAACGGCTGCCATTGATACTGTACTTTCTGTCGCACCGTCTGTTCCGCGAACGAATGACTTTGTATAAGTCGTCGTATTGGTCGAGTTAGCAACGGTTGAGAGAGTATTCGAAGCAGCGCCAGAGCGATCGTTTGTAGCCCAAATCCAACGTGAGAAGTCGTTGATCGCCGTCTTGTAGTAGTTAGTTGTACCATCTTCTTTCTTAGCATCTGTTGCACGCGAAAGGTTTTGGTAGATTTCAAGCACTTGACCAGGTGTTCCGCTGATTAGACCATCTTCGTCAACCACAACAACTGAAACTTCGTCTTTCGTAGAAAGTCCGGCGTTTGTCATCGCTTGAGATACGCCTGGAGCAGAATCTACAGTGTTGAAGTATTCCCATTGACGCTTCAGTGAAGTAGCACTAAAGTTAGTCGACTTGTTCCAAGTTGAATCGAAAACGATGTTGAAGTAAATGTTTGTACCGTCATCGGCTTGCGCGCCCTCTGAGACAACCTTCATGTTCTGCTTACCGATAGAAGTATTACCAACTTCGATATAATCGCCGACAGTGATCTTATCTTTAAGCGCTGTGACAGCCAGACGTGCTTGTGCAAGAGTAAGACCGAGACCAGTCGCTGTTTGTTTTGTAAAATAAACAACCGAGTTGGCTGCGCCATTCGAGATGGCAACGTTTGCTCCGCCAGATGTTAGCGAGAGAGTAAAGCCACTTGTATTCGCTCCAGTAATGTAGTACGATGTACCTTCTGATAAACCTTGAATGCTATTCGCAGTCGAAGAAGCTCCCTTTGCATACCATACTGCGTCACCGTTCGTAAAGAGTGTATTTGCGGTAGCAAGAGAGATAAAGTTAGCTGATACACCGTTCGATCCAACTGCGCGTGCTGTTGCAGAAGCGGCTACACGATCTGCGAAATCGTCGTTAGACCATACGAATACTACGTTAGCAGTATTGCTACCAACATCGATAGCTATTGTTGCCGATGTAAGATCAGCAAGAGCATATGCATTTGCAGTGGTTGAACCCCATGAAGTATTAGTTTCAAACGTGATGGTTTCAGCGTATTGTCTATCACTGTCGCACATTGAAACTTTGAGAGAGTTACCGAGTGCACCCGGATAACGAGCTACAAACTCTGTTCCAGCGAAAGTTGTATTCGCTGCGCCTTTGTTTTCAAATTCTTCTGAGTTTCTAACAACTACGTTTGATGCAACGACTGCAGCTGTATCACCAGCATAAGCAGAGAGAGTA